GAAGTATTCATCCATTCCAATGCTATTCTTATTTATGCGTTCCATCAGTGCAGGCAGGTCCGCAGCAGTGTACCGTGCAAGGTTTCCCATGGTTCGTAGCTCCTTTAAAAGCGAGTTTGTGTTTTGTGGTCCCCGAAGGCAACCTTTAGCGTCAAAGGGAGAGTTACACCCCCTTTCCTCTGACATTACTAATTATAACACATAACAAAAAAGACAGTGTAGTGATATCTACACTGTCTTATAGGGGTTTCCGACTGAAGCGACCGCACGAAAGATCGCAATATTATTTATTCGGTTTCCTGGGTCTTTCCTTTCTTGCCAATATTATATTTCTGCTCTAGTACCCAATCCGACTTGTCCTTATATGCCAGAACTTTGATTTGGTTTAGGGGTGCGATATCAACAACTGCATCACCACTTACAACACCGACAAGACCCCAGTCAGCAAGAAGTCTTACAATGCGGTTACGACGTTGAACATCATTCAAAGTTAAATTCGCGTGCTTACCATCGAGCGCGAACAACTCCTTAAAATGCACGATGAAATATCTTCCCTGTTTATGCAGGATATGGCAAGACTGATAGAGTTTCTTCTCTTTGCGGGATGCTACTCCGATTCTAGTCAGTGTCTCACGGACTTTCAAGAAGTCATCAGGTTCATTTAAAATCACTTCGATCATTTGGTCCTGTGACCACTGTACCGTAGGTTCAACAGTACTCATTTTGTTCCTCCAGTGTCAAGTCGTTTTTTAATAAAGTTAATCTGTTCTTTAGTCAGAATTTTCAGAGCTTGAGATGCCTTCTCGTTACTATAACCATAGTATTGTTTGACACATTCTAAATCCTGGACTTTATCCTTTCGGAGCCAAGGAGAGAACCTCTTTCGTTTCCTCAGACTATTTAGATAAAACGAATATTGCATATCTTTGTCTATATGATGTTGAAGATTCATTTGATTTGCAAACAACACACAGTCCATGTGACCAGATAAGCAACGATTAATAATGTATGGAGGATATTCTTTTGAGTGTTCTGAAAGATCTTCCTTATTGAAGTTGATTGAATTGAGCCAGTCTTTGAGTTCCATTATCTAATAATTTGAATGTCATCATCATCTGTCCAGAGTTCTACCTTGGTCCTGAACCGACCTTCCTGCTTGAGTTTCTCATATCGCTTAGATGCTTTCTTCTTCCACCAAGCAATAATGTTCTCCAGATAAAACTTGTCCCAGTTAGGGCCACGAACCAGTTCATCCTGCTCTTCCATAATCACCTCACGGACGTTTGAATATCCATAGTCAGAGATATAGAACCTCTTCTTCTGAGTAAGTCCGAATGCCATGTTAATGACACTATTAAACTCTGCTAGTTTTGGATGATCTGGAATTCCTTTCTTTTTATCACCAGTCAAAGTATTTTTGATAATAGAAATCATCTTGGTCTGACGTTTCATCTTCTTAGAAGACGCTCTGTTGTCCGTCAGAGGCGTGTTGTCATTCAACAGGGTAAATCGGTCGTGCAGGCGGTGGAAGACTTCTTCATGGAGCAGGGGAAGGAACTTACTCTCAGTAAGACCCTTGTACCTCATAAAGGGTTTAAGACCATCGTACTGAGACGCAGATGTGGTAGAACCATACAGAGAGGTTGTCTCAAATAAGGCAATATTTTTTTCAAAGACTTCGTTCAAAGTCTCACGGGCAAAGTGGGAGCAGCACAAAAGTGCCAGAAGTTTGCCACCAAGATAGTTGTACCCAAAGGGTTGCGAAGGGACAATCACAAATCCCATCGCAGCATGACGATTGAATACAGATAGATTAGGTGCCTTACCCAACCACAGATTTCTAGGCTTTGAATTGATAGTGGGAGAACCAAAGCGAATAAATCCAAGACATGTCTGAGTTCTTTTCTCAAACACCATCCAACGCAGTTCTCTACCAGGGATATTACTTTCGTTGTTATGAGAGGAAACTGCTCTCAACAGATTGCCATAATGCTCTTGTGGCACTGCCTGCTGAAAGCGAGCACCAACAAATTTGATGTCAAACTCCATTTCATTAGGATGAATATCTTCATTGAAGAACTCATCCTGAAGTGGAGTAAGTTGACTTGTCTGAGAGATGACTTCTTTTTTCACATAACGAAGGTAATCCTCAATAGAGGAAAAGTTTTTGAAGTAATCAATAAATTCATTTGCCGCCCATACGGCATCATCCTCAGATACTTGCATCATAAAATCAGTTTTTTACTTGGTGTTTCAATCGGAGAAAAGATCTTCTTGTAATTATCTACGATCTCATCTCTTGTGTCAATCAGATAAACGATATATTGTTTTTCAACTTTGATACCACTATCTTCTTTTGATAGCACTGACCAAGGAGCAAATCCAATCTGGCCTTGAGCACTGGGTACTGCTACAAGAGGATTTTGGAGTACAACATAATCATCAGTCTCCTCAACCAGGGTGAAGATTACTTCCTCACCAGTGTTCATTCGTAATACTTTAATATCCATTTTTAATAGTAATCAATGTCACGTTATCAGGTGTTGCGTAAAGAAAAACTCCATCGACTTTTTGAAGCAGGTCTTGCATACCACTATGCATTTGACGGTATCCAGTGCCAACATATAATTGACCCAAAACAACCGACACAGTGGCAGTACCCCAGAAGATGTAATACCACTTTGACTTAACTTGAGCTTTGACTTTTTGCTTTTTCATTTCGTTCATTGTAAGTAATAACAATTTTGTTTGTTAAGATACCTTGAGAATTCAAGGCCTGTTTTTTCTCCATAGTTCCACCAAGAAGTTCAACGGCATCACGGAGATTATTAGAAGCAACAATTATGTCTGCTTGTTCTTGAGTAATTTTATATAGTCGTTTTTCAGTCATTTTGAATTTAAACTCTTTGGTTAATTAGAATCCTTCGCCCTTAGATCTTTTCTTTGATTTGGGTAAGATTTTTTTTAGTTCTTCCTCTGAATAATGATTGCATAATTGTAGCATACGATCCAAGGCATATTGAAATTGAGAACCAGAACTCATCTTACTGAGTAGATGATGTGCTACATCATATCTAAGTTCCTCAAGTTCATCCTCATTCATTTGAACTCGCATTCAACCATAATTTCGGTTAAACAAGCAAGCATATTTATTTCTTGATCTGCCACAAATGCCATTTGATACTGATACTTAGCAAGAGTAAGAACAGCAGCAGGAATACTATTCGGAACCATGGAATCATAACAAGCATCGTAAATACGACGCAGTAGGACAGAAGTATCATTGTCCAAGTTATTGACAACCCATTTACGTACTTCGGGAAAATCTTTCTCTTTAAGTTTCTTAACCAAGTCATTGACTTTAACATCGCTGAATGTTGCAAGAATACCAGCATCAATTTTACCACTAGCAGAGTATCGTTGACACTCATTAAGAACACGTCGCCAATCTGGGAAGTGTTTGTTGATAAGTTCTACCAGGACCTTGTTATCATATTCAATACCTTCTGTATCCAAGATTTCTTGGATCCTTTGGAAGAAGGAGGCTGCAAGTTGGGGTTTACTTTTGGAATTGGTTGAAAAGTCAATACATGCACATCTGGAGTGTAATGGCTCGATGATTTTGTTTTTGAAGTTGCAGGTAAAGATGAATCTGCAGTTGCCACTAAACTCCTCAGTAAACGCCCGTAGGAGGAGTTGTACGTCGTTCGTTGTGTTATCTGCTTCATCAATGATGATGACTTTGTGTTTTGCAGTTGACGAAAGCGATACGGTCGAAGCGAAATTCTTCGCAGTATTTCTGACGGTATCAAGGAATCGTCCCTCATCGGATCCATTGATGACATAAACATCTACTCCTAGTTCTTTACACAGTGCCTTAGCAACAGTGGTCTTACCACACCCAGCAGGTCCGGAAAGAAGCAAATTAGGCACCTCACCTTTATCTAGGAAGTCAGTAAATGTCTTCTTAATATTTGTTGGTAAAATACATTCTTCAATTGTCTTGGGTCGATACTTTTCAACCCAAAGAAATTCATCACGACTCATAGTTAGTTTTTTTAATAGCCAACAGGGTATCCAAAGGGATCCATGCTGGATTTTCATTATCAAATTGGACCTGAACTTCAGTGATAACTTTTTCAAGATATCGATTGTAGATTTCTCTAGTGTTCTTTACTGGTCCTAGTGGATTACTCATATCCATTCTGGTTTACGATTAGGGATCCTAAGATAATTATCGCACACCCATGGTTTAGATGCAATATACATCTTGTATGCAGTGAAGATATCAATGCTGGTATCATACTTATACTCATCAGGGCCCGCAAAGACAAAAGGAGTATGGTCATCCAAGGATACTTTGGGGATGATTTCGTCAGCAGCAAGGAGAGTCTTGAAGCAAGTATGGACTTTACCATATCGTGCTGCATACTCTTCACATAAAGCAAACCCATGCTGCAGCAACCAGCGAGCATTGGATACAGTCTCATTTGCCCACTTGGTGCAGGGGTGATTACGAAACGCTCCTTTCTCTGTAGCATAGGGTGTACCGTCTGCCTTAGGCAAAGTACCATAACCATGTCCCCACTTGTCTGAGGCGACTAT